TTCATGGTTTAAAGACAATGTATTTTTACTTTGTTTAATGGGAGTACCTATAAGTTGGCTTTATATTGAAGCAACAAGATTAGGATTTATAGCATTTGATGGTTTAATTTGGCCTGGTAGGTTACTAGGATTTGCTGCTGGTATGTTTACATTTGCTATCTGTGCTAATATTTTTATGGGAGAAGGATTAACTAACAAAACAATAGTAAGCTTAATTTTAGCAACTATATTAACTATTATTCAGGTTTTTTGGAAGTAGTTATATGTATATTAAATTGACTGATTGATCTTAGTGACAATCAACAACAATAAATTTTAGAATTATTAACATTAAAAACAGTTTGCCTTATGGGAACAATATTATTACACAAACACTTTTCACCTCTTGACATACTAGTTAAGAATTTTTTTCAAACGGAAGAAGAATTCCAACAACCAAATAATAGAATAATTAATCACCCTTTAGATATCTTTGAAGATAAAAAAGGACTTCATTTCCACATTGCGTGTACAGGTTTAAATAAAAAACAAGTTAACGTTGATGTAGAAGGAGATATACTAAAGGTATCATATCAAAAAGGTGATAAAACTAAAAATAAAGGTTTTCATTTTTATCACACAGGTATTGCTAAACGTAGTTTTGATTTAGGATGGAAAATTGCTAGACGATTTGATTTATCAAAAATTGAAGCACAAATGAAAGATGGGTTATTGAAACTTTTTATCCCACTTACGCCTGATAGCTTACCAAAATCAGTTTCAATTAAGTAATTTATCTAAGAAAAATCAGTCAATTTATCCTCGTTAAATAATAGGTTATGTCCATTTTAAGTTAATAGGGAGTTAGTATGAGGAGCTAACTCCCTTTTATATTTATAACAAATGAACAAATATGTTTACATTAGGAATACCAGAAAGACAATATCGAAGGACTACACAAGTTTTATCTAATAGTAGGAGTAAACCTATTAATTATGAAGAACGTAAACAAGAAGATGGATTTTATATGTTTAGATTTCCTGATGCAAATTATGATGAATTTAAAGATATAGTATTAATGCTTAAAGGAAATGGCATCAATACTATAGGAGCAGATGACCAACTAACAGAAAAAAATATTATGAAATTGGTAAATTTACTTAAGGAGGAAAGCCCAGCAGAAAATAATTTTATAGATGATATAAAGATGGCTTTAGAAAAAAATAGAGAGTTATTTAATAATCCTATGTTTAAAACAATTTCTGATATAATTAAAAATTATGAAATGGGTGGAGATGAAGAAAGAATGATGGATGCCCCTAATATAACAGAACAAAAATTAAGAAAATTAATAAGAGATGAATTTAAAAAAATTAGCAGAATCGTTTAATTATTTAAGTGGAGTAAAAAATCTATCTATAATGAGAGAAGATTTAAGCGAAGCAATAACAATTGATAAAAAAGAAATTGACCCTAATTCAATAGAAATAGAGGGAGTAGATAGAAGTCAAGGACCTGATGATGGTACTGCTGAAGCTTTTGTAAGCGCAGCTAAGTTTACAGATGGTCAAATGTTAAATGACGATCAATTAGATATGATGAATGATAGTAATGATTCACAAATTAGAGATCTTATTCAAAGAAAAGCAGAAGAAGAATACAGTATGGAAGAAGGCACTTGTGGATATGCACCCGGAGGTGAAGTAGATGTAAATAATACAGATAAAATGACGCCCGCAGGACCTGATTTAATTAAAATAAAGATTCAAGAAGTAATTAAAAAAGAGCTTAAAAAACTTAAAAAATGAAACTAATTTCTTTATTAGAAAAAATAGGATTTGGAAAATATACTAGTAAAGAAGTAGATGATGTTGTTGTAGATAAATTTGAAGACTTTGGAGTATATGTAGGTCAATTATATCAAAAATTTTTAAATAAAGATGTATCATCAGATCCTGCTATAGCGCAAAAAATCATTAATATGGTTGATTTTGGTGATAGTAGTGATTTATCAAAAGAAATTAAAGATTTAGAATTTTTAGTTAATCAATTACCAGATAAACCAGAACCTAAAGGTAAAATAGGTTTCAGAGAAATAACAGATGAATTATACTTAGAAGAAGACGATAGATCTGAAAAAGATAAAGAATTTGATTTAGCACAACAATTAAGTAAGTTAACTAAAGATGATAGAGAAAAGTTGAAAAAAATTCAACAAATGATAGGCAAAGAAAAAAATATTAATGAAATTCTAGTTAAACATCTCAAAGAAAATTTAAGAAATTGGTTTAAAAAAGAAAAATGGGTACGTATAGATACACAGGGTAATATTGCAGGTAAATGTGGTACAATGAAGAAAGGTAAAGCAACACAACGTTGTTTACCTCTAGCTAAAGCACGTTCACTTTCAAAAAAACAACGAGCAGCTACTTCTAGAAAAAAAGTTAGAGGTAGTAAAAAGGGTAAACAATTTGTTAGTAATACTAAAAAAGCTAAAGTAAAATTGAAAAAATGAAAATATCAGAATTAAGACAATTAATTAGAGAATCATTAGAAGATAAAATTAAAGAATGTCCTGCTTCTACTCAAAGTGTTGGTTTAAATACAGCAAATAGAGATAGAGCAATACAGGCCGATTTTATTAAATATGGTCCTTTAAATGTAGAAGAACCTGGTGATTATTGGGAGAATATAGCTAAAAAATGGGGTACCTCAGTTGAAGCAGCTAAAAAATCTAGATGTGCTAATTGTGTTGCTTTTGATATTTCACCTAGAATGTTAAAATGTATACCAGGTAAAACATCCGAACCCGTAGAAGATAAATTTGGTATTTTAGGATATTGTTGGATGCATCATTTTAAATGCCATTCAGCTAGAGCATGTAATACTTGGGCTGCTGGAGGTCCTATAAATGAAGATAAAGATTCTTATGATTGGCAAAAACGTAATTTAAAGGGAGCTTTAAACCCTAATCCTATTAACCCAGAACTTTATAAAGACGTATAAAAATGAAAATGAAAAAATCACAATTAAGAGAAATAATTAGAAACATAGTTGAAGAATTATGTGCTAAAGGTAAAGCATATAGAAAAAGACGTATGGCAGCAGGTGAAAAATCATCCGCTTATTTATCAGGTAGAGCTGTTAAAGTTTGTAAAGGACAAATTAAAGGTGAAGATGTAAATGAGGGAGGATTTGGTATAGGAGAAGATGATGCTATGAAAAAATCAGCTAAAGGAATGGCTATGTATGGTAAAAAAGCTAAAATGGAACGAGCTCGTTATAAGGATGGAGGACCACCAGTACAAGAACAAGAAGGTGAAGTAAATGTATTTGGTTATCAAACAAAACATTTTGATGTTTGTCCTGGTGCTCAAAGTTTATATAAAAAAATTACTGATAAAAAATTAAAAGATGATGCAATTAAATCAGCTAAATTACATGATGCTTTATTTGCTATAGAAAAAAAGGCTTTAAAATCAGGTGTTAGTAAAGAAGAAGCTGGTAAAGCTCAACAAATAGCTAATGCAATTATGAAATTAGCCCAAAGAATGGGATTAAAATCTGAACATCAATATGTACAGGGTCATGCTGATAAAATAAAAGAAAAAATTAAAGAAGCAATGTATGGTACTGCAATACATGATGCACCTAAGAAAAAAAATAAACAAGAAAATATAGATGAAGAAATAGAAGCTAAAGATAATACTGAGTTTAAAATTAAACTAAAACATTTATTACAAAAACATGCTACTAATTTAGAAAAAGGAAAAAAAGACACAGAATTTAAACTTACTCTAAAACATTTATTAGATAAACATGTTTCTAAAGGTGGAGAAGAAAAAGATGACTAATGAGGCTATATTAAGAGAGTTTATTAGAAACTATATAAGTGAAAAGCTTTGTAAAAGAGGATATAATTATATAGCTAGCCAAAAACGTAAAGGAGAAAAACATAATCCTTTTTTATCAGCTAGAGCAGTAAAAGTTTGTAAAGGTCAAATTAGAGGAACAGATAAAAAACAAAAAAAAGATTTTAAACCTAGTAAAGGAAAAACTAGATCGGCACAAGGAAGAAAACCTAATATAGTAAAAAATGATTAAATTAAAAAATATACTAACAGAAGCAGAAGTATCAAAAGAACTTTGGTATCATGTTACAAACGATATATCATTAGAAGAATGTGTTTTTAGGTATGGTTCTAAAAAATATTTTTTAATAATAAATGAAGCTAAATCATTAATGAATGAAGGAGTAGAATTTGATAGTAAAACTAAAGCATTATTAGAAACAAATTTAGGTGAATTTGGAATGTTTGAAGGTAAAGAAGTAGCATTAGACTTTCCTATGATAAGTGAAGCTGATAAAAAGAAAAAGGATCCCCCAATAGGAAAACCTAAAAGAGGTGGTTCTAAAGCATATTATGTTTATGTTAGAAATCCTAAAACTAAAAAAATAAAAAAAGTATCATTCGGTTCTGGAGGTTTAAGAGCAAAAATTAATAACCCAAAAGCTAGAAGAGCATTTGCTGCACGCCATAGGTGTTCACAAGCAAATGATAGAACAACAGCACGTTATTGGTCTTGTAGATTACCACGTTATGCTAAACAATTAGGTATAGCAGCCAGCAACCCAGGAGGTTTTTGGTAATGAAATTCCCATTTAAAGAAAAACAAATAAGCAAACAATTATTTTTAAGAGAATTCTCTGCGGATGTAGATGAAATGGATCTTATATGGCATACGGATAGAGAAGATAGAATTGTACATGTATTAGAAGGTAATAAATGGAAGTTTCAATTTGATGAGCAATTACCTTTTGAAATGATAAATGGTACAGATATAGTTATACCAAAAGGTATCATACATAGAATTATAAAAGGAAATGGTCCCTTAACAATTAGAGTTTATAAAGACTATTAAAAGATATTTGGAGAAGTAAAAAATCTTTCGTATCTTATAGTAAATATAAGATATAAAATATGAATGAATTAAGGTTATTTGTAAATGAAATGCAGGCTACAAGTAGTAGTTTAGATAAAGTAGCTATATTAAAAAAACAATCAAATTATATTCAGGGTATTTTAGAATACACTTATAATCCTTATAAACAATATAATGTTACAAGTAAAACTTGTATTAAAAATAAGAGTATAATTGCACCTTATTTTGGTAAAAATATATTTGATTTATTAGATGATTTAAATAATCGCCATATGACAGGACATGCTGCTATAGGTGCTGTAAATTATTTTATAAGTAAAAATCCAGAATATAAAGAGTTAATTTTTAGAATTATAGATAAAGATTTAGAAATTAGAGCGGGTGCTAAAGTAATTAATAAAGCATTCCCAGGTTTAATACCTGAATTTAATGTTGCATTAGCACAAAATTATGATGGTAAATGTGATTGGAATGATAATTGGTATGCTAGTAGAAAATTAGATGGTGTACGTTGTTTAGCAGTTGTAGATGAAAAAGGTGAATGTACTTTATATAGTAGAATGGGTAAAGAATTTACTACATTAAATAAAGTAAAAAAAGCAATCGAAGCAACTAATATAATTAATACTGTATTTGATGGTGAAATTTGTTTAATAGATAAAGATGGTAATGAAGATTTCCAAGGTGTAATGAAACAACTTAGACGTAAAGATCACCAAATTGAAAACCCTACATTTATGATATTTGATGCTATTTATAAACCCCATTTTGATAAAGGTAAATCAAAAACAAAATTATCAGATAGATTATCAACATTAAGAACATGGTTATATGATTATAATTCTAGAAATCCTAACCAAAATACATTACGTTATTTAGATCAAACTCAAATAACAGATGGTAGACATTTTGATATGTGGGGTCAAATGGCAAGTGATGGTAATTGGGAAGGATTTATGTTACGTAAAGATGTAGGTTATGAAGGTAAACGTAGTAAAAATTTACTTAAAGTAAAAACGTTTCATGATGCTGAATATGAAGTATTAGATGTAGATTTTGATAGTATGAGAATTGTAAAAGATGGGCGTGAAGAATATCTTGATATGCTAGCACAAGTATGGATTGAACATAAAGGTTATAAAGTAAAAGTTGGTAGTGGTTTTACACAAGAACAAAGACTTAAATACACTCAAGAACCAATTGTAGGTAAAACAATTACTGTACAATACTTTGAAGAAACTAAAAACGATAAAGGGGGTATATCATTAAGATTCCCTACAGTAAAACACATTTATGAACAAAAAAGAGAATATTAATATGAAAAATTATAATAGTAAAGAAAATAAATATACAAACATTAAAAGTTCTAATATTTTAGAAAGAGCTAAACATTGCCAACACCTATATAATGAAGGTATGTCTGTAAGAGATATTGCTGGAAAATATAATTTAAGTGAAAGTAGGATAAGACAATATTTAAAAAAATAATATGAGAGTACCTAAAAAACCTAGTGGTAGAAAACGTTCACCATTTTATTGGTGGAGAAGATTTAGAACACATAAAATAAAACCTTGGAATGCTAGTTTATTAGCTAGAATTAAAAATGGTGATTTTGAATACCCTGCTTATTTTCAGCAAGCAAAGTGGGAATTACATTGGATGAAAGAAGACTTAGAAGAATTTAAAAAAAATTACGTAGGTATTGATAATCCAGAAACAGATACTCGTTATATAGAAATTAGAAAAAAAGCTCTTAAACGATATAGCTTATTATATAAAGATGGACATGAAACAGATAATAAACGTTTAGAATATTTAGTTGAAGGTTTTTGTAAAGAGTTTAAAATTACTAAAAAAGAAGTATGGGAAATTATGGAAACATTTGGAGGAACAACAGAGAAGTTGTATCATTACGTAGCAAGTAAGTTTGATTATAACAAATTAAGTAAAAAGAAAGCAATAGAAATAGCTAAAATAAAAAACGAAATATGAGATTAGGTTACGCATGCATTAATATGTCATTACAACAAGCAGGTGGTATTTGTACTAATAGAACAATGAGACAAAAAACTTATAATGAAAAAGGACTCGATTATTGTTCAGAGCTAGCATTACAAAATGTTAAAGATTTAGTTAATATAATTAAATGGAATAATGAAATGGGTATTAAATTATTTAGGATGTCTAGTCAAATATTCCCTTGGATGTCTTATTATCAATTAGATGAATTACCTGAT